TGACTGCAATACATCATCTCAGATGCTACCCTGTATCGACGCCCACACCCTCTAACGTGCAACACGCGCTAGAAGATACGCATGGGACTCGGGATAGGACAATCGCCGAACATCACTTCCTACATCTCAGACCATCTTGATTCCTAAAGCCGGTGCACTTGCTAAGCTCTTGTAAGCTGGGGGCAAAAGTATATCATCGTGAATAGTCTCATCAGGCGCAGTAATCGTGTTATGATGCGTCCTCCGTGGTCTAGTCATTGCTAAGTTTCCAATAATAAAAGCAACCATAGTACATGATGTATGTATAATAAATAACAGAAATTCACGAATCTTTTTGGTATAGTGCGTATCAAAATCTTCAATGGCTCGAGCCATCATAGCCTCACAAAACGTTACAAAAATAATCAATACTACTCCAGTGCGCCGTTCCATTATATATACAATAATATGAAGTAACAAATGAAATATCTTTCTGTAAGGAACGACTAAACAAATGAAATGAAAAAGAATGTGCGTAAGACAAAACTTTAATACCAGAATGACAAAACGCCCAAATATATAAAGACCTAGGAGAAAATACACATAACTAAAATAGGAAAATGATCCATTGTTCGATTTGGCAGGTTCAACTTGAATATGAATTTTGTAAAGTGATGGGGCACAGTGGCCAAAGTTTCTTAATGGTGGATCAGCATTCGTTGATGTCGGAATTGTATACAGGATATTATGATC